GTTAAGACAATACATTGGAGATATACAGCAGTAGATGGAGAACACTCTGCATCTATGTATGGCTCTTGTGCAGGTTCAGAAGGTATGGATTTTGATGCTATGACTAAAGAGCATTGTGAAAATTGTGTTCTTGAAAATCAAGATACAACAATTGAAGATATGCAAAGCAACTTGTCTGCACAAATCGAAGAACAGAAAACACCTGCATTGACATCAAAAACTAAGGAGTGGTAATGAACTTTAAGTTTGACGACAAAGACTATGATAGCGATAAGCTATCTGATAATGGTAAATTATATCTTGGCAAGTTACAAAATATAAATACCAAAGAACAACAGCTTACTTTAGAAGCACAAGATTTAAATATCTTAAAAGCTAAATATACTGAATTGTTAAAAGCAGAACTTCCAAAAGATGAAGTAAAAGAAAATAAAGCAGAAACTAAAAAGTAGTAATGAAATTTATACTAGCCTTTAGCATATGCTCTGCTATAACAGGCTATTGTAATAATACCGCAACCTTACCTACAGAGTTTAAGTCTTGGTCTGAGTGTGTCGGTGCAGGTGGAAAGCTTATTCAGACCTTCTCTATAGAAATGAAAGACAGTATTGAGGATAATAAATTATATATGAACTATTTTTGTAATGAGGTACCAAAAGAAAATGTTTAATAATTTTATGAAAGATTGGGATGAATTAACAGACTTGAAAAAAGCTTTGAAAAATTTAAAAAAAGAAATAATAAAATTTAAAGAACAATTTATAAAAAATTTAAAAAAACTATAGAGTGAGCTATGCCTAGAAAAAAAAAATCTATTACCCCTAATGAACAAGTTGGTTTTAGATTATCTTCTCACGAGAAAGTTTGCGCTGAGCGCATGAAAACTTTATTCAAAGCAATTGATGAAATGCGTAAAGACATTAAAGATTTAAGAACCGACATGAATAAAGGTAAAGGTGCTGTAAATGTTTTAATCTTTTTTGCAGGACTATTGGGAGCTATCGTTGGGTTCTTTAAATGGAGCGGTAATTAATTAAACAGGCTGGACAAGGGGAAGTAATAACTATGGGACCATGGCAGCCAAAAATATTAAAGGTCTAGTTTGTGAATTAAAAGCACAGACTAAGTTTGCAAACAATCCAGACTTACTTGTATTCTTACCCGTTGGCGGCTTGGGTCCAATTGATATTGTTACCCTTAATAAAAAGACAGGTGAATATAAAGCTTATGATGTAAAGGCTTTAAATCGTAGAATAAAAGGCACCACGTTTGTAAATAAATACGGTAAGAAAGTTAGGCGAAATGGTGGCACCAAAATATCCAGACCTTTGACTAGCCTACAACGTAAACTTGGTGTAAAAATAATCTATGAAGATTAAAGAAATTATAAAAGAACATGAAGGTTTTAGAAACCAGGTGTATATAGATACCCTAGGTTATAGAACTATTGGTTATGGTCATAAGGTTACCAAGGAAGATAACTTTGAAGATGATAAAGTTTATGACAAAGAATTATTAGAAGAAATATTTGAGAATGATTTTGGTATTGCAAGACGAGCTGCGCTCAGATTAACTGAACATCTAGATATTGCAGAAGATGCAATTGATGTTATTACCTCTATGGTTTTTCAATTGGGAGAAACTGGAGTATCAAAATTTAGAAACATGTTTGAAGCTTTAGAGATACCAGACTATGGAGAAGCTGCTGAACAAATGCTAGATAGTAAATGGCATATGCAAACCCCTAATCGTTGCCAGGAGTTAGCAAACATTATGAGGAATTGTGGATTATGATGCCGTGGAATTTAATAGGAATGGCTATAAAAACTGGAGCCAAACTTTATTCTGATAAACAAAAAACAAAAGAAGCTTTGTCAGAAGCAAAACTACTTCATGCAGAGAAGATGAGACGAGGGGATATTGAGTTTTCGGGAAAAGTATTTGAGCATCAGAAGGGAGACTGGAAAGATGAATTTGTACTTTTAACCGTTTCAAGTCCCCTGTTTCTTCTGGCATACTCAGTCTTTGCAGAGGATGAAAACATCCAGGCGAAGATTGATTTATATTTTGAGAAATTGCAGCAGATGCCATGGTGGTTAGTTTCACTTTGGATTTCAATTGTCGCAGCTATCTATGGAATAAAAGCAACAGATTTAGTGAGGAAAAAATAATATGTCTAAATACGCACCTATGAGTTTTGCTAGTCAATACAGCAGAAAAAAACCTAAAGTAAAAAAAACAAAAAAAATAAAAAAAAGCTATGGCAAAAATAAAATTCGATATAAGTAAACAGCCGCATGAACGTATACCAAAAACAACTAGCATTGGTAGAAGACCTAAGTTTTCATCAATGAATAAAAGTAAAAAACGTTCATGGAAAAAATATAAAGGTCAAGGTAAATAATGGATAAATTTTGTTATTGGTTATTTGGTTCAATAGACAATCTATTTAATAAAATAGATAAGTTATTTTTACCTAAAGCCAAAAGGAAAAAAAGAAATAGATGTAAGTTATGCGGTTGTAAATGTCATTGCAAAGACGTGTTTCATAATCACTTCTTTGATGGTGATATTTGTACTTGCGATACTTGCAGACACTAGGAGCTGCCATGAGAGATATAAAGTTTCTTGAAAATTATAAAAAAAATTCTGAAAAGAAATCTAAAGAGATGACCTTGTTTAAGTCTTTAAAGAAAGAAGTAAACTATGGAGCTAATGGTACTCAAAAATATGTTATTAAAAAGGGTCCCAACAAAGGAAAGATTGCAGAATGAAAATTAATGATAATACATCAATTGGTTTACCACTTAGAAACTTAATAGGTTTAATATCTGCTATTGTTATTGGAGCCTGGTTTGCTTTTGGTGTAATTGAAAGACTAAATAAATTAGAAACTAAGAACCAATTGTTTGAACAAGATTTGCTTGAAGCTTCAGTACAAAAACCTATAGACCAAGAACAGTTTATGTTGCTAGAACATATAGCAGCTCAAGTAGAAAAATTAGAAAAGACTCAAGAACAAAACATGACAAACAAAGTAAACATTGAAAGACTACAAAAAGATATAGATAAAATTTTAATTGATGTAGAAAAATTAAAAGACTCAGTAAGAGCTAACTTAGGTAAACTCAATGGCAATCACTAGCTTAGTATTTGCATTATGTTTGTTTATCAATGGTGAGCTTGTTGAACATAGAATACAAGATAGTTTATCAACTTGTTTAAAGATGAAACGAGAAGCCACCAGGAATATGGATATGAAAAATAAACAGTTTATGTGTGGTGAAGTAGAAGCTGAATTAGAAACTAATATTGATGGTAGTAAAACTATTAAAAATATTATTACTTCTAAGTAGACTTTCCTTTTTTTAAAAAATTTTCAATCATTTGTTTATACGGTGGTTTGTTTTCCCAATCCGTTTCTAAAGTAGAGATATGCGCCATCTCAGCATTAAGTTTTAAATCGTGAACAAAGTTACAATACTTATCAAAGCAGCTGCCATCCTTACCATCATGGCAGAAATATCTAGTAACACGGGTAGGCTTAAACTTTGGACTAGCTATCCACCCACCCATGTTAGAATACAAACTCTTATCGCAGTAAAAGCAATTGCTTACATACAATACGGGTTCTTTTTTTTTAACCATTAACCGTTTCTTCTTTTGGTTTTAGTGCGCCAGAAAAGATAATCGCATTATCTCTTTCTTCTTTACTAATGAAAAAAGTTTCTAATGGTTTGTTTAGAATTTTAGAAAAAGCATAGCCTACCAGTAAAGGTATCTTGTTATTCTTTTTCCTATCCAATGACTCATACTTTTGGATTTGTTGGTACGAGTATCGTTGACCTAAAAACTTAGATAGCTTATCTGCTAATCGCATTTGGGTCATCTTTCTTTCTAATCTATATTTTTTTAGATTATAAGATGTAGCTTCAATTAGTTTGCTACAAACTTCACTATCATATGGTAAATGTTTATTTGCCATTTTGCTCCTTAGTTTGTTAGTTTATTAAATATACCATCGACCCTTGCATTATTTCTTGTTTGTCTTTGGTAATACTTTCTAAAAGTTTTTAAGTCTTCCCAGCCATATCGTTGTCTAAATTCTTTTTCAGATAAGATATTACTATCAAAGACTAAACTTGAAGATAGTTTTCTAAATGGACTTAGTCCACCTTGCCAAGCAATCCCAATAGACTTTGCGAGTTTTTGAGTATGATACTTGACCTGGCTTTTAGAAATATTGAACAACCTATTGTTAGATAGATTAAGTAATTTTAAACTTTTAATTAATGTAGTTACTTCAACAGTAACATCTACGGTTCTAAACCCTGCTATAGTTTTAACAGACCCTGGTTCAAATACATTATCATTGTCTAAAGTATTCTGTATGGTCCAGGTATTATTTTGAAAGTCATCATAACAAGCAGCAAGCAGCTCATTGGTTCTGGCTCCAGAGACTAATGCTAAACAATATAAAGTTTTATATTTAAGATTAGTTTCAGATTGAATTAATAATTTAGCATCATTGATCGTAGTATAAAATTCATCTTTAGTTTTATTTTTTTTACTAGCAGGCACCTTGGTTCTGTAATCTAATATCTTTGCACAATCCCCAATGTCATAATCTAAATCTCTAATGTACTTTATAATCATTCTAAAGACCGCAATAATATCTTTGTAGGTTTTGGCAGACAAAGGCTGCATAGTCGTACGAGAAACCGCCATAGAAAGCTTTTTAAGGTAGTTGTTTAAGAAATCTGAGTATTTGTATGTATTAATTGGAACGTTAAAAATTAGGGGTTCTATGTGGCAGGAAACGATTTCCTGGTATCTTTGTCCAGTATGTTTCTTAATTATACCATTGTTTACTTGGTCTTGTATATTTTTATTAAATAAATTGAAAGCTTGTGTGAAATCTATAGTGCTTGGCTTGGTTGTCCAGGCGATCGCTTGATCTTTAGTATCAAATGACGCGAGGGTCTTTCGACCCTCATCGTATACTTTGTATTTGGTTCCGTTTTTTCTGATAAACATTAAGCTGCTTGTTTAAGATTAAATTCGGCAGTACATTTTTTACAACTAAATAATGGATTAGACTCACACTCAATTAGCTCTGTAAGTTTTAAAACTGGTTTATCAAAAACCCAGTTACCATTTTCTGATTGTGAAAATGTATCTGTAAATCTAACATCAATCCCATCTGGATGATAAGTTAGACTATCACTTTTACATTCTGGACATTTTATCATTTTATATTCCTCCTTGTGTTGACCATTGATGTAATGCAAATAAACCTAATGATACAAAAATTATTTCAAAAATAATAAACATCATTAAGTATTGTATGAAAGTTGGTTTTTTCATTAGGCTTTTTTCTTTAGTCTTCTTGAACCCATAATTAAACCACACTCACACTCAGATAATTTAATTGGTGCAGCATGAGTACTTTGGATAAGTCTGAAACCTACGTTCTCACAAATGTATAAAGACTCAACATCCAAATCTTGATATTGAACAATCATATAATCACCAACACTTGTACTTCTGTGTCCGTAAGTTTTGCCTTTAATAACTGTTAAAGGTTTTAAGACATCAACGTTAGCTAATTTGTCTACGTTATAATCATAATCACCTTTGCAACTTGGGTTGCTCCAACTGTCATGGATATTTTGTGTACCTTTGTAAGCACTCTCCAACAAGTCTTCAGTTTTATTCTTACCTGTCATTAAGAAAACTTGATCTGCAACTGTAAGCTTGTAGTTAGCAATGTGTACTGGTTTGTCTTCAAACGCAGCATGTACTATTTTTATGTTTTTGATTTTTAAGTTTGCTGTCATATTTTTTTTACTCCTTGTTAGTTAATTACCTTCTAGCATAGTTATTGACATTTAGTCAACAGGTATCTGTGATTGTTTTATCAACTAATGTTACGGAATATTTTAAAAAAAGTGCAAAGAAGCCTTAGCAAGTAAATGAAGTTTTACAAGTTGTGCGTTACTATTTAAGAAAGTTTAGTATTCTAATTGCTTTCTTTGGTCCTGTAACTGGACTATATCCACTAACTTTTCGTTAGCTTGTTTAGCAAGTGCCAAAGTATTTACTGGATAATAACCCATTTTATTTTTGGTCTTGCTTATCTTTGAGAGAAGATTTTTTCTCTGCTTTTCGGCTTGAGCTATCTTCTCTGTTAGCTGCTGGTATATCGACAATCTGCTTTACCTCCTTTACGGTTGATTTCATAAATCGTAAATCATCTTGTTTAACAACGCAGCTTGCGTTTTCTGGCGGGTTGTTCATCATAGCCAATTGCTCAACAGAATTTGAAGTAGTCTCAAAAGAAACGATACATTCATAGTCCCATCTTTTGACAAATTTATTCGCCATACTCTACTTCTAGTATTATTTTTAAGTAATGTATAGCCTTTTTAATATCTTCAGCACCGTTCTTTTCGCGGTGTCTTAACGTATATTTTATGACGTTTCCTTCAGCAAATGGAAGTTTATTTTTAATTATAAATTGAGCAGGTTGAATAGCAAAGCCTTGGTAATGCTTGCCTCCCTGGTTCTCTAGTGTTTTTAAAGTATCGTTATGCTTCTGGCTGTTGCGGGTATTCTTGCTATCCATTTTCTTTTTTCTAAATTATCAATAATTTTGTGAACGTGGGACCTGGTTTTCATATTATGCGCCACCTTAATTTCATCGTAAGACGGCGCATACCCGTGCTTATTTATATACGATTTAATCCACTCATAAACTTTACGATGTATTGGAGTTAAACCGTATTTCATATTTAAATAAAGTCTTCCGCTGCAGCTGCATTGTATGCAGGCTTAGGCGCAAAACCTTGTTTCTTATTGGTATCAGTTTGAGTAATCGTTATCTTAACTGAACCATCTTCTTGTTTATAACCCGAAGCCTGGCACCAAACATCTTGACCATTTAATTTAATGGTAAAATTTTTAGGAGCCTGCTTTCCATTTTTAGTCATATGATTAATTAAGACTAAATCTGGATGCTTGTCCTGGGTTTTATTAGGATTTTTTTGCATCGCAAACGAGCAAACATATCCTGGTTTTGGATTAAACGACATTATTTGTCCTCCATTTCTTTTTGTTTCACCTGGATTTTTTCTAGCAATTTATTTGCGTAACCAGGATTTTCTTTTGTTAATTGAGACAAGTAATTTTCATACTTGCCAAGCAACTTAACAAAACTGACTTTATCTTTTGCAGATAAAATTTTGTGTTCTATTTCTTCAGTTAAAGATTTAACTTTTGTTTTGGGTTCCTCAGTTGTTTTTTTAACTGGTTGTTTTTTTCTTAAATCTAATTCTTCATAAGATAAAACATCACCATGTAAATGCAGAGCTTTTAAGATAGCTCTATCTACAGCTCTCTTTTCTGCGACCGCTACAAAGTATGCAAATCCATTAGTATCTGGGTGCGCTTCACCTAGGCTAGAGTAAGTTCTATTATTAGAATTAACCGTTGCCGTTGCTTTACAGATTGCAAATCTAATCTTACCATCTGCAGTTCTAATATCGACATCAGTAATTATATCGAAGTAAGCTGCCATGTGTTCTATATCTTTATGATACAGAGCTACTTTACCATTATCCAGGTCATAGCATTGTTTATTTTGAATTAAACTTTCTAAGTATTGTTTTGGAGTTAAGTTATTTTCTATCATAATGAGTTACTGTGGGACATTGAGAAAGGAAAAAAGGACTGGACAACATCCCACAGATTAGAGCCATAGTTAACTAACAGAGGGAGCAATATAATTATCATAAATGAACAAATGATAATTGTATTATTGGCTCTAATTTTATGTTTACCAAAATTATATTTATTTTTAAATAAATTTATTTGGTAGATGTTAAGAGGTTTTCGTTCCATAAATCTTCTGCTACTGTTTTGTGTTCATCATCCCACTTAAAATTGGTTAAATCTAAATTAACATCATTGGTCCATAGATGAGTTCCAGAGTGTCTAGCTGCTAAACGTTCCCTTCTTAGACAAGTCTGTCTTATCTTTAATGCAATAGATTTTAAATTGTCTGGTCGTAATTGAGGACAATTTTCTTTTGTATAAATTTTATAAGTGTCTTCAGTTACAATTAATAAATGCGGTTCAAGCTTGGTTGCAAAATAATAAAATGCAGTTTGTAAATAGTAATCATCAAATGGGACAGGCTTTACAATACTAAAGCTTGGAGAGCCATCTGATTTATACTTGCCAGTTCTTCTTCTCCACTTGGTTTTAATTTCAATAAATTTTGTATCATCGCATAAGTCTATTTGACCCGATACAGGTAAAACACAGCCAGGAAATTTATGCTTAACTGGTTTTTCTGCAAGGATGTTGCCTGATAAACCTATTTCCTCAATACCTTTAATGGTTTGTTGTAAAACTTCTAATAAATTTTCTTTGTTGTTTTTGTATTCGTATTCATCAAACTCATTTAATGGTTTGTAAGTATCATAAGCTGCAGTTGCTAATTTAAATACTTCTTCTTTTTTAGCTGTCATCAAATTTGGTTTCCTCTGTATTAAAAAATTGTTTTTTATTTCTGTTATAGATTTTCTTTGCAAAGATTTGCGCTACTGCTTGACCTATAGTTGCTCCTGCAACCATTTTAGAATTAGGTTTAAACTTAGCTCTTTCATTTTCTGTTAAATAAAAATATTTAAAACAAAAAATATCATCTGGTGAATTTATTTGAGATGGTGAGTGATGGTTCCAATTATAAAACTTAGACCACTCTGGAAGCTCTGTTTCAATATTTGCTTTTTTAAGAATATCTTTTAATTTATTTTCAACATTCATTGAACAAACTAATAACCAAATGAAAACTATCAGTAAACAATAAATGAAATATATTCGCTTGCTGAGTGAATATAATTTAATTTGTTTGCCAATTTGTCAAAAATAATTATAAGCAAATTTATGCAACTGAATACGTTTAGAATTAAAAAAAAATTAACTTATAAAGGTTTAGCTGATCTCATTGGTTTACAAAGTAAAACCGCATCCAGTACCGTTCATCGTTGGTGTACAGGTTCTAGAATACCTAGACCTAAAATGCTAGATAAAATTAAGGCAGCTACAAAAAACAAAGTTACTATAAAAGATTTTTATGAAGTTTAAAAAATTTGTTTTAATCACTTGGGAAGATATTTGCGCTTTTAGTGATTGGAAAAATTTAGAGTCCGCAAAAAAAGATAATGTTGCGATTTGTTATAGTGCAGGTTTTATAATCGAAAAGAATAAAAAAAATACAATCATTTGCTCTGATTGGTCGACCGATGCAGACGGGACAGAAGTCGGTAACAGGAATGTTATACCCAATTCGGTTATAAAAAAAGTGGAGGTACTTTATGAGCATAAACAAACTAAAAACTGAACTTGAAAAAAAAGAAAAAAAAGATTTAGAAATTAAGGTTCTAATCAATGAGCATGAAGCTAATGAATTGAAAAAGATTATTGATGCAAAGGATAAGGCAATTGAGGAACTTACAAAGAAAATCAACGGAAAGCTTAACAACCTCAGAGAAAAAGGTCTCTAAGTGCGTTAAGTGCGATAAGATTGCTGTGATAATTGAGGATAACAACTATTATTGTGGCGAGCATTATTGTTTAATTAAAGGAATACCAGGAAAAAATGGCGAGATATAATTATTTTAATATCGGAGATCACTTCAGCGAGTACCATAGAAAGTTCGATGGTCTGGCAGGATTGGACCTAGATTTTATTGAGATTTGTAAAAAGTGCCAGGAGCCGCTAGCTATGTTTGAGACCGCGGTTGATAAAGGACAAACTTATAAAACTACCACAGTTACCGAGAAAATTGCAAGAGCTTGTAAAGTACCATCATTCCTGGTTTTTTATACCCCTGGTTTAGCTCACGATGAAGTAACCCAATTTCGGATTAAGAAGCTCACACCTGCCGAAAGTGAGCTGAGGGTCATGGAACCCCTAGAATTTATAAAGATGCTAAAAATACTACAGGAGAGGCACAGCAATGAGTGTGTTTTAGCGGAGGTACCGTTTTGAGTTTCTTTGTAGCGGATGAAAGCATATTAAAAAGCTCTAAGCTTACTCCATCGGATAAGTTGGTTTATTTTGGTTTGGTTAGTTTCTATAATCGTAAAACTAAGGTTTGTTATCCCAGAGTTCAGACGATAGCAGACAGGGTCGGGTTGTCTAAACTTACGGTTTACCGTTCCATTGCTAGACTAAAAAAGCTTAATATTATCCAGACTAGACGAAGACAATCTACACTAGAATATAAGCTGCCATTACATGAGAATTTACTTACTAATTCGAGAGTTATCAAATTTTATAACTCTGACTTATCAAATATTATAAGTATTAATAAAACCAAAGTAATTAAACCATATAGTAATTATAATTATAAAAATAGATATTCTCAGAATACACCCTTCCTGCCAAGCCAGAATAAGGATATTGATTATAATGGTATCAAGTTACAATATTATGGGTCCGAGGGTTTAATAGACCAGTTCCGCGGCTCGGACGGTTTTGAATATACTAAGAATAGGCTAAACGGGGAGATTAAAAAAAAAACTAAAAAATTAGCTTAGTCTTGCTAAACCTTAAATTTTACAATAAAAATGATTTACTATATGTGGTATGCCTGGTCGTAACAAACTACTAAAGCAATGTGAGAGTTACACCAGGGGTTCTAAGTTTACGGTACGTTGCAGGTGTAAAGGTAATCTGATGAAAACAGGTCATTACCGCTGTAAGTATCATGCAGGGATGTCTACTGGTCCTACTTCAATTGAAGGACAGTTGAAATCTCTAAAAAACTTACCACAATATAAAAACAAAACAGATGAGTACATTTTAAATGCAATTAGAAAAAATAGAAAATATTATAGAGAAGCTTGAAAACGGTAAAACCTTAACTGAAATTTGTAAGGATAAAAACTATCCTTCATTGTCTGTGGTTTATCGTAAGATGCGTGATGATGATAAGTTTCATAAGCAAATTATGAAAGCAAGAGAAGTTGGAACGTTTACTATCCTTGACCAAATACATGAGATGTTGAGTAAACCTCAAGACCCTAAGTATTTTCAACAAACTAGAGAACTAGCGCACCACGCGAGATGGTTAGCATCTAAGTTAGCTAGTGGTATTTTTGGAGATAAGGTTAAACAGGAAGTTAAATCGGATAATAAAATTACTATTTCTTGGGGAAGACCCCAGGAGCCAGAAAAGGCTCCCGAGGTAATTGAGGGTTAATTTAAGTTATTTTTGATTAAACAAGTATTGTAAGCTTTACTGCCTACAGCTGCTAAATATTTTTTAGCTCTATCTGAGTTTTCTTGTAATTTCTGAGATTGTTCTGGAGTAGGGTTTGTAACAAACTCAACTTTTACACCTTTCCAAGCATAGTTTTTTGCTTTTAAAAAACAAATAGCCTTTTGTGCTTCTTTTGGTAATTGTTGAACGTCTACAGCTCTAGTAAATTCAACAATATCTTTATCACTTGAATACTGGCTTAAACCTGTCCAGGACACGAAGTTTTTATTTTCCTTAATTTCTGAAGTTAAAACACCGACCGCAGAATAGGTTGAAGCTTTTGGTTTACACCATTCACCGTTTTTAGGGTTTTGAGTTGATGAAACCAATCTAGTGCCTTTTTTATTAGTTTCTAACCAAAATCTTTTTTTGGTCTTTTTAAATCCCCAAGGGTAGTTATCAACTTCAACAGAATTTTCAAAACTGTCTTTGTTGTAAATGTAAGATTTAGTCATTGATTTTCTCCGTTATTAGTTATAATCTTAATTTAGTTATTTTTGACAATATGTCAATCATTGATTGTTAAAATAATTAATAAATAAATGTTACAAAATAAAACAAAAGGAAATTATGAAAAAAGGTCTTTATGCAAATATTCATGCTAAAAGAGCTAGAATAAAATCTGGCTCTGGTGAGAGAATGAGAAAGCCTGGAACTAAAGGCGCACCAACTAGAAAACAATTTAAAAGAGCTGCTAAAACTGCTAAAAGAAAGTAAATGAGAAAAGAACATAAATCAGAAACAGGAGGACTAACTCAAAAGGGTAGAGAATATTTTAAACGTAAGGAAGGAAGTAATCTCAAGCCACCAGTTAAATCTGGTAAGAACCCTAGGCGAGTAAGCTTTGCAGCTAGGTTTGCTGGGATGAAGGGACCAATGAAGAATGATAAAGGAGAGCCAACGCGCCTGTCGCTGGCTTTAAAGAAGTGGGGGTTTGGTAGTAAAGAAGCTGCAGCCAACTTTGCTGCTAATAACAAGAAGGCTTGATTGTTGGTTTTTTTGTTAGAGAAGACAGAGTCTCGCGCGTGTGTTATGGAGTACGAACAAAAGAAGAACACACAACCAAGACACAAGTAAACAATTAAAGTTAAGATATTATAAAGATTATCGCGGGTTTAATATCTGAGACACAACTAATAGCATGTAAAAATGCAACATTGTGTTGTAAAAATGCCACTATACCCGCTAAACTGGTCGCAGGTCGCAATATATATATATCCCGACTTGTTGACACAGACACACAGAGACAAAGACTATGAAAAAAAAGAAACCTAAAATAAAAGACCCTTTAACAACACTTGCATTTGTAGACAAAGAAACTAATAGTCTAGTTATACATGTTCATGGTTTTGAAAACTCTGATGTTGCAGAAGCTTTTGCAAGTTATATGTTAAGCAAATCTGGCATGAATTATGAAACCGCAAGCAGTTTATTTGATTGCGTACCAACGATACATTAATGCACATAGAATTATATACACCTAGACCCCAACAACAAGAACTTCACGACTTGCTAGACAAGCATAGGTTCGCGGTCCTTAACTGCCACCGAAGATTTGGTAAGACCGTTTGTATTTTAAATCATTTAATAAAAGCAGCTCTTATGCACCCGTTGCCAAACCCAAGATTTGCATACGTAGCGCCTACATATAAGCAAGCAAAGTCCATCGCATGGGACTATATTAAACAATTTACTGCTCAGATACCTGGCACAAGATACAATGAAACAGAATTAAGATGCGATTTACCTAATGGTTCCCGTATAACATTATTGTCTTCTGAGAACGCAGAAAGCATAAGGGGTATATTCTTAGACGGGGTGTGTATAGACGAGACAGCGCAAGTGGACCCTAAACTTTGGAATGAAATTTTAAGACCTGCATTATCAGATCGTAAAGGGTTTTGTTATTTTATTGGTACTCCTGCTGGCATGCAAAATTTTTTTTATGAAATTTACCAACATGCAGTTAAAGATGAGAAGTGGCTAGCATTTACAGCTCCAGTATCTAAAACTAAAATTATTGACCAAGAAGAATTGGATGCTGCCTTAGCTCAAATGGGTGAAGCTAAATATAAACAAGAATTTGAGTGTGATTGGATTGCCAACATCGAGGGTTCAATATATGGCAATCTGGTCAAGCAAGCAGAAGATAAAGGTAGGATAACTAGAATTGAATACGACCCTGCGCTCCCAGTTAATACCGCATGGGATATAGGGGTTGGAGATAGTACCGCTATTATATTTTTTCAACAATTAGGTAACACCGTTAGAATAATTGATTACTATGAAAACAATCGAGAAGGCTTGCCGCATTATGTAAACATCATAAAACAAAAAGATTATGTTTATGAGCATCATTATGCACCGCATGATATTGAAGTTACTGAATTTAGCCTGGGTAAAACAAGGCGCGAGGTTGCTTACCAACTAGGTATAAATTTTAGAATTTTACCAAAATTACCATTAGAAGACGGTATTCATGCTGCAAAAATGATATTTCCTAGAGTTTATATTGATCTTGAAAACTGTCGACCATTAGTAGATGCGCTTAGACATTATCACAGAAAGTACAATGAAAAGATGAGAATGTTCTCAAACAAGCCAATCCACGATTGGAGTTCTCATGCTAACGATGCGTTTAGATATATGGCAATTGCAATTGATGAGTTGCCAAATCAAGAAAATATTAGTAAAAGATTTCCTAATGCAATATCAGATTATAAAATTTTATAAGGATTAAATTATGAGTTTTTTAACACCAAAAATGCCTGCGTTACCACCACCGCCTGCGCCAGTAGCAGAAAAGGTTACTGTAGAACCAAAGTTTGAAGACAAGGAAAGAGAAGCTGAAGCAAAAGCTAAACAAGATGCTTTAAGAAGAAAACGTAAAGGAAGATCATCTACTATACTAACTACTTATAAAGGTTTAGACGAAGATGATAGTTCAGAAAAGAAAACTTTATTAGGAGGATAATATTATGGGAGGATTTGTACCAAAACCAATAAGACCAAAACCAAAACCTGCGCCAGCACCAGCACCAGCTCCTGCGCCAGTTCCTAAACCACAACCGCCAAAACCAACTGTGGTTGAAACAACTGCATCGCAAGCTGCAGATGCTCAACAAATGAGTGATGCTATTAAAACAAAAAGAAAAGGTAGACGTGCAACTATATTGACAGACAACGAGCAATTAGGTGGCACAACAATTGCTAAGAAAACTTTGTTGGGATAAATTATGGGTGGATTTTCAAAAGTTGTTAGTTTAGCAAAAGACAAAGGTTTTGTAAAACCTGTACCTCCTAAACCTGTATCTCCTAAACCTGCAGAAACAAAAACTGAAACAAAAACTGAAAACGAAAAAGAAAAAAAGGCATCAAGTATGTTGCTTGCTAAACGAAAAGGTAGACGATATTCAATTTCAACATCTGCTAAAGGCGATTTAGCAAAAGTAGAAACAACTAAGAAAACTTTGTTAGGATAATCAAATGGCAAAAGTATATACTTTAAGTACAGCTCCTAAAGAATTTATTGATAAAGTTGTTAACGCAACAGAAGGAAAACCAGGTGGTGGAATATTATTAAATACTTTTTTTAAAATAGAGCAAAAAAAAAGAGAAGTTTCTGCTAAACAAAATACACCTATCAAAACTAAAAAAAATGAAACATCAGTTAAAAAAATAGATAAAAAAATGTTACAAGCAAAACGTAAAGGTAGAGGTTATAGTATTCTAAATACCGCTATGGGTTTAGATGATAATATTAAAACAAAGAAAAAAACTTTATTAGGTTAACATATGAAAATAGTACCAAAAGCTAAAATGATTTTAGAGAGATATGCTTCTCTTAGAACTGAAAGACAAAACTGGGAAAGTCATTGGCAAGATGTTGCGGATTATATGTTACCTAGAAAAGCAGATATTACTAAAAACAGAAGTAAGGGTGATAAAAGACATGAGCTTATTTTTGATGGTACTGCAACACATGCTTTAGAATTATTAGCTGCATCTTTACATGGTATGTTAACTAATACTGTTTCACCATGGTTTTATTTAAAATATAAAAACGATGAGTTGAACCAGGAAGATGAAGCAATGGAATGGTTAGAAGATTGTACCAGAGTATTAAACCAAGCTTTCAATAGAAGTAATTTCCAACAAGAAATATTTGAATTGTACCATGACTTAATTGCATTTGGTACTGCAGCTCTTTTTATTTCAGAAGATGATGAAAACGAAATTAGATTTAAAAACATTCATATTTCAGAAATTTTTATAACCGAAGATGAAAAAGGCAATGTTGATAGCTTAACTCGTAAATTTAAAATGCAAGCTAAAAACATTTACAATGCTTTTCCAAAAGCAGAGCTTCCAGAAGAACTTGCTAAAAAATTTAATAATGCACCACACGATAATGTAAATATTATTCATAGTGTGTACCCTTCAACAGAGTATGGAAATAACAAGTATGTTTCTTGTTATGTTCACGAAGACTCTGGTTTTTTATTATCTGAAAAAGGTTTTAAAGAATTTCCGTATGCAGTTCCTAGATATTTAAAATCATCTAATGAAACATACGGTAGAAGTCCAGCAATGAACGCATTACCAGATGTTAAAATGTTAAACTTAATGTCTAAAACTTCTATCAAAGCTGCACAAAAACAAATCGACCCACCATTGATGGTGCCTGATGATGGCTTTATAATGCCTATTAGAACGGTGCCTGGAGGATTAAATTACTACAGAGCTGGAACCAGAGAAAGAATTGAACCATTAAACATTGGTGCAAACAATCCTGTGGGTATTCAAATGGAAGAACAAAGACGAGATGCAATTAGACAAAACTTTTTTGTAGACCAATTGCTATCCGTACAAGGACCACAAATGACCGCAACTGAGGTTATACAAAGAAACGAAGAAAAAATGAGAATACTAGGTCCCGTGCTTGGTAGACTACAATCAGAATTATTACAGCCATTGATAACAAGATGTTTCAACATATTACTTAGAAATAATAAGTTTAAAGAAATACCAGAATTTATTGGTGAACAAAATATTGAGATTGAATATGTATCACCACTTGCTAAAGCTCAAAAAACTGGTGAGCTACAAGCATTGATGAGAGGTATTGAGATTATGGGTTCATTACAAAATGTTGCACCTGTTTTTGATTACTTAGATACAGATAACATTGTTAATCATATTAAAGATGTTTTAGGCATACCTGCTAAGATTTTAAAATCAAAAGGTGAAGTCCAAAAAATTAGAGCAGAAAAAGAACAACAAATGATGCAGCAACAACAAGCTCAACAAGAAATGCAGGCTGCCGAGATAGCTAATAAAGCTGCACCATTAGCAAAGGTACTTGGTGAACAATAAAGATTTAATTGAATTAACAAAAACATACCAAAGAGTTTTTAAATCAGACGATGGTCAAACTATTTTATCTGATTTAGAAAAAAGATGTAACGTGCATAATACATCATTTTCTAATGACCCGCATGAAACATCATACAGAGAAGGACAAAGACAAGTAGTTCTTTTCATTAAATCAATAATAAATAAAAACCCTAAAGGAGAAAAACATGAGTAGCGAAAACCAGGTAGCGGCACAACCGTCTGAGAACAATGTTACGGAGTTAAATAATACACCAACAATTAATCAACAAATAGATAACTGGAAAGATACTTTACCAGATGATTTAAAAGGTGAAAAGGCTTTAGAGAGTATTCAAGATATTCCAGGCTTAGTTAAATCTTATGTCCATGCACAAAAGATGATTGGTTCAGATAAAATTCCTGTTCCAAATAAATATGCAACAGACGAAGATTGGCAAGCAGTTTACAACAAACTGGGTAGACCAGAAAGTCCAGATGCTTATGAATTTAAATTTGATGATAATTCATCAATTGATGAAAATGCTTTAAAAGGTTTTAAAGAAGCAGCTCACAAACATGGATTATTACCTAAGCAAGCTGAAGGGATTATGAATTTTTATAATGAGATGACACAAAATTATATCCAAGATATTAATTCTAAATCAGAACAAGGACGTATGAACGCAGAACAATCTTTGAAAAAAGAGTGGGGTGCAGCATATGAAAATAAATTACAGCAGGCTGGAGCCATTGCTAATAAATATCTAGATAGTGAAATAACTAATTTAACTTTATCTGATGGAACCAGAATTGGCGATCATCCAGAGTTTATAAAGGCTTTTGCTAATATAGCTAGTGAATTAGGTGAAGATAAGTTGGTTCAAGCTAATGGTCCACAATATATGACCCCTGCGGAAGTAGATAAGCAAATCAGAGAATTACAACAACCTGGTTCTGCTTACTGGTCTAAAAACCATCCAGGTCATGCAGCGGCTGTTCAAGAGGTTCAAGATTTACTTGCTTTGAAATTAAAATCACAGTAGTAAATTGAATATAGCGGATAATCGAAAGACCCGTTTGCCAGTTGGAAAGACAACGAACCGAGAGGTTTAAAATCTAGGACGACCCGTAAGGACAATCAACCGATTATTTTTAACATTAACACAACAAAAAAGGAGACATAATTATGTCTATAACTTTAGTAGAACAATCATTTGTAGAACAATATTCTTCAAATGTGACTATGCTTGCTCAACAAATGGGGAGTAAGTTAAGACCAGCTGTTGATGTCGAAACGATCAGAGGAAAAAATGGTTTCTTTGACCAAATCGGTGTTACTGCAGCTGTTGCTAGAACAACAAGGCACGGAAATACACCAAGAATTGATACCCCACACTCTAGAAGACGTGTGAGCTTATCAGATTTTGAGTGGGCTGACTTGATTGACGACCTAGACAAAGTAAGAATGTTAATTGACCCAACTTCATCTTATGCAAAAGCTGCGGCTGCTGCTATGGGTAGAAGTATGGATGATACTATCATTACTGCTTTAGGTGGTTCAGCTGATACAGGTGTTGCTGGAGGAACTGCTGTTCCTTTACCTTCATCTCAAAAAACTGCTACAGCAAACCAAACTGATGGTTTAACTGTTGCTAAGTTATTATCAGCTAAATTCATCTTAGATAATAACGATGTAGACCCATCAATTAAGAGATACCTTGTTTGTGGTCCTAAACAAATCCAAGATTTGTTAAATACTACAGAAGTAAAAAGCTCTGACTTCAATACAGTTAAAGCTTTAGCTCAAGGTGATATTAACTCATTTATGGGTTTCAACTTCATTATGTCTACTAGACTTAACTTCGATGCTACAAACACAGACGACAGATTGTGCTTTGCGTTTACTGAAGATGCAGTAAAATTAGCAATCGGTTCTGATGTTAAAGCTAGAATTGATGAAAGAAACGACAAGTCTTATGCTACTCAAGTA